CGCAATAATCCAGAAGATCAACTGGTCGGACAATCCTTGGTTTCCTGAAACGCTCAAAGACGAGAAGGATGCCCTAAAAAGCCGTGATATTGCAGCCTACAACACCGTTTGGGAAGGAATGTGCAAACAGACGGTGGATGGGGCAATTTTTGGGCGTGAGATGCAATTGGCTGAGGCTGAGAATCGCATTATGAACGTGCCCTATGACCCTGTTAAGCCTGTTCATGCCGTGTTTGACTTGGGGTGGGCTGACATGACTGCCATTTGGTTTGTCCAGTTCATAGGCATGGAAACCCGCCTGATTCGGTATTACGAGGTCAACCAGACCACGATGACCGAAATCTTGGCAAAGATGCAGACGTTTGGGTATGTGTATGACACCCTGTGGTTGCCTCACGATGCCCAAAACAAGACGCTGGCAAGCCAAGGTCGCAGCATTGAGGACATTGTGAGATCGGCAGGCTACAAGACACGGATTTTGGAGCGTGTGCCTGTGGTGGACTCAATCAACGCAGCCCGAACGATGTTTAGGTCGTGTTATTTTGATAGAGAAAACTGCCACGAAGGGCTACAATGCCTTAGACACTACCGCTATGAGGTTGACCCTGAAACCAATCAATTCAGCCGCACGCCGTTACATGACCATTACAGTCATGGCGCTGATGCGTTCCGATACATTGGGTTGATGGTCAATGAGCCTCGCCAGCGTAGAGTTCAGCGACAAATCCCGCATGGCTATGGTCAAGCGCACTCATGGATGGGCTAAAAATGGCTACTGAACAGAATCAAGACTATTACGACCCTCGGATTGACGAGGCAAAGCAGTTTCTAAAGTTGGCTAATGAAGCCGACACAATGAACCGCCAAGAAGCTCTTGAGGACTTAAAGTTTGTAAATGGCGATCAATGGCCTGTTGAACTGCAGAACTCACGCAACCTCGAGTCACGACCTGTTCTAACCATTAATAAGCTCGATGGTTATTGCCGACAAGTGGTCAACCAGATCCGCCAACAACGCCCTCGTCCTAAAGTTCATGGGATGAACAGCCAAAGCGATCAAAAGATTGCTCAGGTCATTCAAGGTCTGATTCGCCACATTGAGGCCAATTCCAACGCTGACAACGCTTACGACACAGCTGCAGATTACGCCGTTCGCATGGGTTGGGGTTATATCCGTGTTCGGACTGACTATGTGCGTGAGGACAGCTTTGAGCAGGAAATCTACATTGACCCTGTTGATAACCCATTTACGGTCTATTACGACATAAATTCTGTCTTGCCTGATGGCTCGGATGCCGAGAAATGCTTGGTAACGACCATGATGAGCAAGACGGATTTCCACAAGATGTATCCCGATGCTGATGAAATGAGCTTCACGCAAAAGGGAACTGGCGACACACAGAGCGAATGGATCACCAAAGAGGACATTCGCCTTGCTGAATACTTTTACACCGCTAGAACTCGGGAAAAACTGTTGCTTTTGAGCGATGGGTCTAGCATCTTTGAGTCGGACTTTAAAAAGGCTGAAGAACTATTGGTCAATGGTGGCGTGTATCCGATTGACGAGCGCATGAGCGTTAAGAAGTCAATCAAATGGTGCAAGTTGACTGCCGTTGAGGTGCTTGAGGAAGGCGAATGGCCTGGACGTTACATCCCGATCATCCCTGTTTATGGTCGCCATTGCATCGTTGGTGACAAGCGCAAGAAATTTGGCATGGTTCGCCACGCCAAAGACTCGCAACGTATGTACAACTTCTGGCAGACCTCGCTTACCGAGTCGATTGCCCTTGCACCAAAAGCCAAGTTCCTAATGGCAGAAGGTCAAGACGAAGGACACGAAAACGATTGGGCACAGGCTAACGTGCGCTCGTTCCCTGTGTTGCGTTACAAGCAGACGGACATTGAAGGTCGAGCAGCTCCTGCGCCTGTTCGCTTACAACCCGAGCCGCCTCCTGCTGGCATCTTGGCGGCTACTGCGACCATTGATGACGATATTAAAACCCTGATGGGGATTTTTGACCCTGCTCAATTGAAGCAAGGCAATATCTCTGGCAAGGCTTTGAATGGTCAACAGCAACAAGTTGATCTGTCTAATTTTGACTTTTATGACAACCTGACCAAATCACAATGTCAGGTCGCCAAGGTCATTCTTGATTTGATCCCGAAGATTTACGACACTCAACGAGTGTTGCGGATCATTGGTGACGATGGCAAGCCTGATTTGGTGACTGTGAACGAGTTGGATTCTGTCAATCAGGTCGTGAAAAACAACCTCGCAGTCGGTCTTTATGACGTTGTTATGGATACTGGCCCTGGCTACAACTCCAAGCGTCAGGCTGCGGTTGAGGCGATGACCCCAATTTTGGCGGCTGACTCAAACCTGATGGGTCAGATTGGCGACTTGTGGTTTAGAAACCAAGATTTTCCTGGCGCAGACATTATTGCTGACCGTTTGGCAACGCTTAACCCGCTGGCTCAATTGGATGAGAAGTCTGACACCCCGCCCCAAGCGCAGATGGTTATTAAGCAACTTCAGGCTCAGAATGAGCAACTCCAGAAGGCTTTGGAACAGTTCCAAGTTGAGCGCAAGCAACGCATGGACATTGAGTCTGTTAAGCAAGAGGCTGAAACGAAGCGGGAATTGTTGAGGCAGACTGGCAAGGCGTTTAACGTGGAGACAATGGCAGAAGTGCGTGTCCACGATCAGAACACCCGAGCCGTTACCTCGCAGAACAAAATGGAAATCGAAGCCATCATGGAGTTGCTTTTGCACCACATGGACACCAAACGGCTTAACATGGAAATTGACCGCAGAAATGCGGAACAACAAAAAGCCATGCAAACGGCGGTTGGCGACATTGATCAGGGGCAGAATCCCTTGATGGGTCAATAAATTCGTGGTAAATTTGCCACACACCTTACCTGTGAGGTTCACAGGGCTTAAATCGTAGGGATACGTATGTCCGAAACAATGGCTGGTAATGTTCTTACTAGCGAAAATGCGGCTGAGTTCTATGCACAAAAACTGGGTTTAGCCCCTGCCGAGCAAGCATCTGAGGCTGATGTTGCAGAAACGCAACAAGCAGAGCCAGAGCAAGTGGATGCAGATGGGAGTGAACCAGAAGCGAAAGAGGAAGCCAAGCCACAGGACGAGCCTAAAAAGCAAAATCCGAAGTTGGAGAGGCGTTTTAGTGAGATTACAAGGCAGCGTGAGGAAGCTCGCCGAGAGGCAGAATCCGAGCGTCAGCGAAGGGTTGAACTAGAGCAAAGACTTGCGGCTCTTGAGAAACAAGCGACCCCTAAACAGGTCAATGTTGACGAGGAGCCACAACCTAGCCAGTTCCAAGATGCGTTTGAATATGCCAAAGCACTCGCTGAGTACACGGCAGACAAGCGAATTGAGGAAATGAAACGGCAAGAAGCGGAAGCGCAGTTGGCTGCCGAGCGTCAAAAGGTCATTCAATCTTGGACGCAAAAGGTAGAGCAGGCGAAAAGCGAATTGCCAGACTTTGATGACATGGTTGCATCCTCGGATGTGGTTGTGTCGGACGATATTCGTGATGCGATTCTGGAGAGTGATGTAGGCCCAAAAATCCTGTATTACTTGGCAGAAAACAGCGATTTCGCCAAAAAAGTTGCGGGTATGCCAAGTCGAGCAGCCTTGAAAGAGATCGGAAAACTTGAGGCACGATTTGAAGCGAAAGCGGAGCCTGTGGTTAAAAGTAGAGCGCCAGCGCCTGTCACGCCTTTGAAGGCTGTTTCTGGTGTAGCTGAAACAAAGTTGTCCAGCGATGGTCAATGGTATGGAAGTTACGCCGAATGGAAACAAGCACGAAAGGCAGGAAAGGTTCGCTGACAACCCTTTTTTGTCCATTGAATTTTTTTGAAAGGAGAGCGTAATGTCTAATACGCTTCTGACAATCAGCAAGATCACCAACGAAGCGTTGATGGTCTTGGAAAACGAACTAACTTTCACCTCGGAAGTTGATCGCAACTATGACGATCAGTTTGCAGTTGTTGGCGCCAAAATCGGCAACACCGTGAACGTTCGCCGTCCTGGTCGCTTCATCGGTACGACTGGCCCTGCCCTGAACGTTGAAGATTTCAACGAGACGAGCGTTCCTGTTACCCTGAGCACCCAATTCCACGTTGACACCCAATTCACCACCCAAGATTTGGCTCTGTCGCTGGATATGTTCTCTGACCGAGTTCTTAAGCCTGCTATCGCTGCAATCGCCAACAAGATTGACAATGATGGTCTGAGCATGGCTCGTCTGAACACCGCCAACATTGTGGGAACCCCTGGCACTCCTTCTAGCGACCTCGGCACTTACCTGACCGCTGGCGCTTATTTGGACTCCGAAGGCGCTCCTCGTGATGGTCGCCGTTCGTGTATCGTTGAGCCGTTCACCTCTGCCGTGATCGTTAACAGCCTGAAAGGTTTGTTCGTTCCCCAAGAGGCTATCGGTGAGCAATACCGCAAAGGCTTGATGGGTCGTGACTCGGCTGGCATGAACTGGAAACTTGACCAGAACGTGGGCGCTCAGACTTTTGGTTCGTTCGCTGGTACTGCCACCGCAGACACCACGACCTCCAATACTGGCATCCTGACCTCTGGCTGGGCTTCTACCTCCACCATTACCATCACCAAGACTGGTACTGTGACCCCCAACGTGGGCGACACTTTCACCATTGATGGTGTGTATGCCGTGAACCCCCAGAACCGCCAAGCCTACGGTTCTAACCGTCTGCGTAATTTCGTGATCAAGTCGATCAGCGGAACGACCGTGGTGGTTAGCCCCGCCATCATCTCTGGTGGTCAGTTCCAGAACGTGAGCATCCCGAGCGCCAGCGCAACGGCTGCCATCAACTTCTACAACAAGGCTGGTGCTGTTTCTCCGCAGAACATCATCATGCACCGCAACGCTTTCACGCTTGCAGTTGCTGATCTTGAACTGCCCGAGGGTGTGCACTTTGCTGGTCGTGCTTCCGACAAGGAAATCGGTCTGTCGATGCGTGTGGTTCGCCAATACACCATCAACAACGATAGCATCCCGACTCGTTTGGACGTGTTGTATGGGTGGGCGCCGCTTTACCCTGAACTCTCTTGCCGTGTCGCATCTTAATTAGGAAAGGAAACACATCATGTCTAATCCTGGACCCGCTTCCACAATCACCCCTAACTACCTGATGAACGGCAACGCCAGCGATGGCGATTTGCTAGCAGCATCGGGTGGTAAGTTGGGTTTTTATGGCACGACCCCTGTTGTTCAGGCTGGTGCAATCACCGCCCTGACTGCAGCCCCCACCACCGCCGAGTTTGTCGCAGCTACTAATGCGATCATCACGGCTTTGAAGAATGTTGGCCTTACCGCCTAATTCATTCTGACCAAGGCCACCCTGCTATTAGTGGGGTGGCTTTTTTATTGGAGTTTTTATGCACGTAATGATTGCCATTCCCGCTTATACAGGGGTTGTCCACATGGCAACCATGCGGTCTTTGTTAACAGACTTGATGAGTTTGGTTAACA